TTGAGGACGCTTAGACCACGCTTTCTGAGGCCATGGGAAACGCGAAGCGTTTATGGCCGAATAAATAATTAACAATTTTAAAAAAATATTCCGACTCCAGTTTCTTTTGGAGCGAAGCGACCAAAACAAAATCTAGGTTTGCCTCCCTCGTTGGACCAATTTTTTTTTCTCTCGATATAGGAAAAAAAATGACAGACGAGCAAAAAGACTTTGGAAAGAGGCAAAAGGTATTCCATGACAATCAGGTGTACATATATGATTTTACATTTATGGGCAAGGGGGACTGGTTCCCCTGTGTCGATGAATTCGTGAAACTGATAAGACCTCTGTTTAAAAAGTGGGTCTTTCAACTCGAGGAGGCTCCTACCACCGGTAGGCACCATTATCAGGGACGTGGCGCATTGTTTAAAAAGAAACGTCAGCCTGAGCTCGCCAAACTTCTCAATGACACGGAGCTCCGTGGAATGGATGTATCCGAGTCTTCAAACAATTCTAAAAGCGATGAGATATTTTATATGTTGAAGTACGATACTAGAGTTGATGGACCCTGGATGGATACAAGATGGAAGACCCCTGAGTATATTCCTCGGCAATATCGTGGTCTTCTTGAGCGTCTGCACCCATATCAGAAGACAATTATGGATTCTCGTTTGGATTTCAACGATCGCATTGTTAATCTTGTATTTGATCCCATTGGTAACAACGGAAAGTCTACAGTTGCTGCGTTATCGCAGCTACATTACTCTGCCATAGATCTACCACCACTTGGTGATTCTAAAGAACTCACCCAGATTGTGTGTGATATGTTAATGGCCAAAGATGAGCGTGAACCGGGACTGATCTTTGTTGATCTTCCCCGCGCGTTGTCCCTTGAACAAAAGAAATTGGCGCCATTTATGGTCGCTATTGAACAAGTGAAGAAGGGTCACGTTTGTGATTGTCGCAATCGCTATCGTGAATGGTGGTTCGATTCCCCAGCTGTCTGGGTGTTTTCCAATCATGTTCCAAACGTACAATTCATGTCTAATGATCGTTGGGTGTTTTGGACAATTTCTCCTTTGAAAACACTAGTGAAATTGACCCGCCAGGATTTGAGCCAGATGAGCCAATCGGAGGAATATTAATGGTATTACAATAAATTTCGAAGAAACTTTATGCACATAATATTCCGGATGGCATTCCGTCGTTTGACCAATTTTTTTTTATTGTGGTATGGTAAACCAACCATCCATGCCAAATGGAAGAAAACGAAAGTCAACCTCATCTGGAAGAGGGCTCTCTAAGAAGGCTCGCGCTGAGGTCAAAGGCCTTATGCACGAGACTAAAGAGGATAAACAAGCCTCTTCCAATTCTGGGCTTATTCAGCATAACTCTGCTATTGCTGTTGGAGACTTACTACGCCTTGTACCCGCCATAACACAAGGCACAGCCGAAGGGCAACGTATCGGTAACGAGATTATGGCCAAGACCCTTAAGGTGCAAGGGTTGCTGAACGTTAATTATAACGGTCAAAGAACCCGCGCCAAGATTGGTGTAAGAGTCTTCATGTTTTCCGTGAAGGGCTGTGCGGATGCTAACTCGGCAATCGCGCAGTCTGCCACCTGGATTAATGGTATGCTCCGAGATGGTACCAATGTTCGTGCATTCGACGGTTCCGTGAGGAGCTACTTTTTACCGGTCAACACTGACCTTATTACACTTCATGCTGAGCGTAGGTGCAACATGACATTCCCATTTCAGTTGAACACTGGGATAGCACCTGATGCCACTTCGTTTCCAGTGCAGACTCAGTTTAGTTATAAGTACTGGAAAGCTTCGATTAAGTGCAAGAATAAAAAGTTAAAGTTCAGTTCCCAGTCCGCAGGGGGTGGAATTGATACCATCCCCAACAATTGGGGTCCCTTGATAGCAGTAGGTTATTGTAAGCTTGACGGTTCTGCACCTGACGTTTTAGATACGGGTGTAACGTCCGAAATCTCTAGCCAACTCTATTTTGAGGACGCTTAGACCACGCTTTCTGAGGCCATGGGAAACGCGAAGCGTTTATGGCCGAATAAATAATTAACAATTTTAAAAAAATATTC